AATGTAAATAGATTATGTCAGTCATTGTAACACTCGTGCAATAACTCTTTAGCAATCATCTTATGACACGTCTTACACCAAATATATGTAGCCATTATTTAATACGTTTCATACAAGGCTTGCAGTAAAAGGCTTTGTAACACCATGCACCGCAATTACCGCACCTTGCGATAAGTTCTAGCATACGCTTTCACCCACTCCCAAAGTTGGATAAGACCAAGAGTAAATATTCCACTCAATAATAAAGCTATTACAGCTTCTCTACCTAAAGGTGTTCCCATTTGTTGCCCCTGTTCTTAGCTAGTGTTTTTGTTCTACAATCTTTCTTGCTTCTTCCATATCATCTTTGTTTCTAAAGTCCTGTGCTCGGTTGAGTAGGTCATAAGAGATAGAAGCTCTTAAAGCCTGTTCAACGCGGTATACGTCTTTGTAATCCATTTTGCCCCCCTTCCTATGTCTTATTGTCGCATGAATAACACTAATAACACTAGGAACATTCCAAGAAACGCTGTAAATACTTCCACTTATTTTACCCCCATTTTTTTAGCGCATTGAGGAAAGGCTCTATCAAAACCTTGCCTTGAAACCAGTATGCGTGCTCGTTTGTATTGTTCTGCAACGGACGCTGTGGACGGATCGCCAGAACCGCCCACCCACGTCCACGAGCGGTTATCAAACTGGAACATACCCCTATATTTTCCAGACGGATTAACTGCTCTTGGATTTAATGACGACTCACAAACGGCTATTTTCCGGTAATCATCTGCAAGTAGTTCAACGTCATTAAAATATGGATCTATTAAAAGTATCTCTAAAATTGTGCTGTTTCCCATTCTACTTTTTCATCAGCTGCTGGAAGACCTGAAGGTGCTTGCCAAGCATGTACTGATTCTGAGATTAACTGTTGGTTGTCCAAAAGTTTTTTTACCATTCTGAAAGGTATCTCTTTCACCGACTTAATTGGCAGGTCGTTAGTATCTGATAGGAATTTGAGTAAATCACCATGATTACAATCACCTGAATAACTTTGTTTGAATAAACTGTATAGGTAATTTACTTGCTTTTCACTAGCCGCTGTTCCTTTAGGTGAATAACTTGAGGATTCGCTGTTTGTATACTCTGCTATCACTTTGCCACCTAAAGCGCTAATTTTGCCCTCTACGGCCTTTGTAGGGCTATCTGGTGTCTGCCACGGGTCATTTTCTGGGTTCACTCTTTGCACTTCCTCTCTTGAAGCAATACCTTTAGAAACCGCAATACCAAGAGCTGCAATAGCACGACCCCAAGCACTTGTTTCTAATGTCATCATTTCTGCCCCGCGTGCAAAACCTTTAGCAGGAACACGTTCCCACGCCCAACCTGCGGCATGATACAACTCACCTCTGACTGGGTAAGCAAAAGCTTTACCATAAATATAAGTTTCACCATTTAATTCAATAATGCCCCTGTAATCAAAAGATAAAAGACCTTCGGGATAGGCAGCATAAAACATTTGTATGCGATCTTTAACCTCAATATAATTCTTCAAATAATCCATTTAATTCACCCCTATAAATAGTCCGTAAAATTCTTGTAGCTGTTGCATTTTGTTTTCACAATCGCAAGTATCAAACATGCACCTAGTTCTGTGGTAATAATCCATAGTGTGATATGCGTGGGCTAGTAAGTGTGATATTGGATACCAAACTTTGTCCATGTATTGCACCTTTCGTTAATCAGAGGCTAGAACAAAGGTGTGTCAAAAGGCTGTATTGAATTATAACAATTTGATAACGGCTAGTGCCAGAGTTCACCCTCAGCTATAAACGAGCCGTCTTTATTAAAAGGTACTAACTCAGGCTTAACTATGCCGTCTTGCTCATAAAGTATTCCAAAGCCTGCCTGCCAGTTAGCGTGTCCTTCTTTCATGTAACGCATACCAGCAGAATTCAAATCGCATAAGTGACCGACTTCAGCGCCCCAAAGTGTTGAGAGTTTGCCTGCATAACCAGTACTAGCAGAACTTATGCCTTGCCTATGTGTGTGACCGCAGATTACATTCTTGCCTGTTCTTACAGCTAGTCCAAGAGCGGTTTGCCCTGCGCCTTGATAGAGCCTACCTTCGTCACCATGAGCCATGATTACGTTCTTTGCAACTTCGGTAAGTGATCTGTTGTATTGCACGTTTATGTCTTTGTCGTTGTAACCTAAAAGGTTTTCTATTTTAATTGCGTCAAGTACTGCAAACGCTGGCGCATGTCTAGCCACATATTTTTCTATGCGAATTGTGTGGTTGCTTCGTTGTATAATAAAGGGCTTACTGCGTCCAATAGCCGAGCGGAATTCTTTGAGTAAGCCCCTAAGACCTATTATATTCTTTTGCAAAGAGCCTTCAAACTCTAGGGCTGTACCACGCGCATATGTAGATATCGTTTGACAATCAAGCTCATCACCCACACTTAAAAGTGCATTAGGTTTAACGTAATCTATGTAATCTAAAAGACTTTCAACATAAGACTTCTTAATAAAAGGGTACTGCAAATCCGAGATTATGACGTAACGTTTCACGTTACCTCTTTCGTTTGGGTGGTGTCCCTAACTGTGTGTTAATACTATCTATAGTTGTTGCAATTCGAGAAACCTCAATTTGTAGGCGTGTTACTTTATCATTCAAACTTGTTCCAGAATTAGGAAATAACTGTGATTTCATTTTAGTAATTTCAATAGTCACTTTAATAATAAAAGCAAGGACTGTTATCAGTAAACCAATAATGCCTACAAATTCGTTAATCACGTTCCGTCATGCCAATTTGGATCATAAAAATCGTCTTCTTCTTCTTCCGGTGTAATGCTGTATTCGTACTTTTCTGAAGCGTAGTTTATTATCCCGAATATTGTGTGTTGTGGCATGTCCGTATTGGCTTGTATTCTTATTGTTTTTTTACGTCCGTCAAAAGTTTCCAGTAAGCAAACAAAACCTGTAATAAGTTTGCCGTCTTGATGAGCGGTGTTAATGACCTTTACTAGCTCTTGAGCCATAACATCAGGTAGTTCAATAGTTTCTTTTTTAGCTTTAGGTTTAGGCTTTGACATTCAAATCTACCCCATTAAGTTTGTTAGTCCAGCCAAGATATTTGTAGCCCCATTTATCTTTTACACTTGTGTAATAAGTAAGACCTATCAAGTCCTTGTCTGGAATGTCGGTAGACCAAATATAGCCTGCTTTATGGGATTGAATGGCAACATGTCCAAAACGTCCGCCTTTCCAAAAATGTGTTGCACCTATGGGCGCGGTCATTGGGTCAATAAACTTATTCTTTTTAGGTGTGTTATCCCATGCACTAATAGCACTAGGAAACTTTGCGGGAATATTCCAGGCTAAACGACAAGTCTTGAGACACATACCTTTAACACCTGTTTTACGTTCAATGTGCCACTGTTGCATTTTCTCTGCGGCTTGACGACCTAGCATTAGTGCTCGTTGTTGTCTTTGACCTTAACGTAGCCAAAAGTGCTGTCGCTAGGTGAAATCCACCTAAGTAATGGTGGCAAAATTGCTGCTAAACCTGCGGCTAGTAATGCTTGCGGATCTGTTACACCTGCAAGATAACAAGCTATTGCAGCTGCTAAAAACGCTCTGCCGTATGAAGCCAAAATTGCTTTGTAGTTTGTCATAAGATTGCTCCTATCTCCTCTGTGGTTAAACCAAGTTTTGTGTAGGCAGAAACTTTTAATGCTTTTTGTGTTTCTTTTTCTGCTTGTCTTAAATCAGATTCTTCGTTATCTGTTTCACGCTGAGCAATAAAAGCTTCTTTAGATTTGCCTATAAGTTCAATGCGTTCAGCACCATTTTGTACAAATATTGTTTCTTCTTTATTTTTAGCCATTGTCATATCCTTAAACAGCGTATCCATAAACTGAAACTGTGCCAGTAATTGTGCCGGCACTTGCAATAAAAGTGGCACTATCGAAAGAGGTAGTTGCGTTAAAGCCACCACCAGTTTGTCCAATAGCCATTTGAGCACCTAAGTTGTATGGGTCTTTCATTGTTGTAAGCAATATTAAAGTTTTTGCTGTTGCTTGTGGTCTAAACAAATCGATTGTCATAGGATTATCGTAAGCCTGTTGGTATATAACTTCCCAAGAAGTTTGACTTGTGGCACGACCAGCAAGCAGAGATGTATTATTGATGTAAAAATTTTGAAAAGAATAATTGGAAGTAGTATTGTCTGTGCCGGCTGCTCTTAATCTCATTGTTAATTGACCAACACTATTAACTTCTGCTAAATACATAATTCTGTAATTTGTGTAAGTTGAAGTAAAAGTGTTTGCAGGTAAAGATACTGAGGAAACAGCACTAAAAGAAGTTGTGTTAATTTTTACTAAACCAGGTGTTGAAGCTACATAAACTCCAAGAGTGCTATCAATAGCGTTACCAAGTGTGCGAATAGCACTAGCACCATTTTTAACTAAATCGGTATCGGCGGGAGTAGTCCAGCCATTATTTGTAGTTGTAGGCATGGTATCTAGTTTATCCCTTTCTTAAGCAACGTCAAGCCATATCAAATCGTTAGGCAAGTTTTGCCATTGTGTTACAGGGTTATAATCTTCCCATTGAACATCAAGGGTAGAATAAACAGAATTAGATATTGTCATTTGTAGATCTAAAGTGTTTTTACTAAGAGTCCAAATCCAACCTTCACAAAATCCTTCAAATACTCCTGAGCTAATAATGCCTGTTGGCAGGTTAGTTATGGCTATAAGTGAGTCCATAGAAACACCTAGCAAAGAATCCCTTACCGCGTTTGTAATATTAGAATTTGCAAGGTTTACGGAAACAGAGTCCAAAGAAATTTTAGGATTGCCACGTAACTCTACAAGTCTTACAGCTTGTTCTTGAGCGTCTAACTGTTCAGCCAAAATAGTAGATATAACGTTTTGCAGTAAACCATAGGTATTTATAGACTCGTCGTTTTCTGCGGCTTCTTCGGCTACTGGATCATTGTACTGAATTACAACTGAGTTAATAATGTCTGTGGTTTGAAGTCTTGTAATAAGCCCTTCGCTTGAAAGTATGTCTGCGTCTACTGTAATTGTGTTTGTGCCATAATTTTCACTTCGTCTTTCAGCGTCCGCGTAACCAATATTGCCGTTACCTGTTTCATACAAATAACCTAAACCAGTTTGGGAAGTTGTATCTGTCAGCTCATAAGCAGGACTAATATCAACGGCTCTAGCTAATACTTCGTATCGTCCTGTGTCAATAACATCTATGCCTTGCACACCATAATTAGCCCAAGTTACAGCTGCGTCAATGTCGTTCCAAGTTTCAGTATTACTTAAATCTTCCCAAGCAACATAAAGGGTTTCTTCTAAAATACGTTCAATACGTTCTCCGTCAAATTCTTGTGGGTAAGCAACTGTGCCAGCGTAACGTTTAACAAGTAAAGCCAAATTGCCTTGCGCTTGTACTTGTACTGTGTTTGCGTACTGGTCGTTAGCGCCTGCACCTGCTAAAGAGTTTTGCACACTTGAGACTTCACCTGTAAATAAATCAACGTAAGCCAAAGAAGTATCCTTAACCTGAATACTTACAACATCAAGCAAGTTAATTGTTGGGCTTGTACCCGATAAGTTTAATAATTCTAGATTGCAGTATGAAGGTTGTGTTGCCTCAAACAGGTCATTACGTCCCGCTGTAATTGTTGCGTTGCTTAAAACGTCGTTAGTGTATTCAGTTCCCGCTATTGTTATCTTAAATACAGGTGTAAAAATTGTCATGGTTAGCGTATGCCAAGACCAAGACCAGAAGTTTTGTTTGCAGTTGTTAAGACTTTAGTTATTGTTCTAGCTGTGCCTTGCGGATCTATAGCACCTTTAACATTGTTTACAATATTTACAACTGTTCCTGTAGCTTGTTTAACGGCTGGGGTTAGGCTCAATAGTTGTGGTGCAGGATTTATAAGTAGTTTGCCAATATCGGGTAAACGATTGTAAGCACTTATAGCACCTTCTATGGCGTCTATGATTGAAAGTATTTTGTCTAGAAAACCTTGTAAGCCTTTGTCGTTAGCCGCACCTGTTAGTTGTGCTACAAATTCATTAACCTTCATAGCAACTTTTCTTAATTCCTCACCTAACAAATAGGCTGAACCTTGAGCACTATTTAGATCAGTTTGAAACGTTACTGTGCCAGTACCAACATCATAAAACGCTCTTTTGAGTGACTCTGTTCCTGCACCTGTTAAACCATTAACCAGTTGTTCAATGACTGGTAGTAAAGTATCTGTAATTACTGTTGCAAACTTTTCAAGTATTGGAAGTAAAGCAAACCCTATTTGTTCTTTAGCCGCATCAACAGCCACGCTTATACGAGCCATGCGACCGGCAAACGTATTAGCGGCTGCGTCAGCTTGTCCTGCAAACGTTTCTGACAATACTTTCAAGGCAGCGTCTAAAT